CGCCGACTTCGTCACCGCCATTACGTCCACGCCGTCGCGCGGCCTCATCGAAACCGAACTCGACGAAAGGAGTGGTCTTCGCTTCTGGAAGCCAGCGGAACCCGACGCTGTCGAGAGTGCCATCTGGAAACTCTGGCAGTCGGGAACGCGCCATCACTTCTGCTGGCCGTGCCTCCACTGCGACAAATACTTCGTGCCGCGCTTCGAGCAGATGCGTTGGCCTGAGAACGCCACGCCGGCGGAAGCCGCCAGATCCGCCCAGCTGCAGTGTCCCCATTGCGGCGGGCTGCATCAGGATGCTGACAAACAGGAGATGAACGCCCGCGGGCTGTATGTGGCGCCGGGACAATGGGTCGAGGAGGGAGAAGTCCGGGGCGAGCCCCCGGAGAACGCGGTGATCAGCTTCTGGGCCAGCGGGCTGGCCAGCCCCTTCGTCTCCTGGGGTACCAGGATCGAGCGTTATGTGCGCGCGCTGGCGTCGGGCGATCCCGATCAGGTGCAGACGGCACTCAATGCCGGCTTCGGTGAATGCTTCACTCCGGCGGCGGGCCGCGATGCGCTGGACTGGCAGGAAATCCTCCAGCGACGGCAGCCCTACCGGCTGAAGGAGGTGCCTGATGGCGTCTTGCGTATCGGCATGGGCGTCGATGTGCAGAAGCTGTCGCTCTACTATTCGATCCGCGGATTTGGCGCGCGCGGCCGCTCCTGGCTCATCGACCGGGGGCAACTCTTCGGTCCCACCGACGACGACGAGGTCTGGAACGCCCTTGCCGATTTGATGCTTTCGCCCATCGCGGGGCTGCAGATCGAAAGGGTGTTCGTCGATTCAGGATTCCGGCCCAACAAGCCCGATGCCGGTGACGAGCACAAGGTCTATGAGTTTACGCGGCGATATCCATGGCTGGTCTCGCCAACTAAGGGCCGGTCGACCATGTCACCGCCCTACCGCGTGTCGAAGATCGAGGTGACGGCGAAGGGCAAGAAGGCAAACTACTCCATCGACCTTGTCTGGCTGTCGACCGACTTCTTCAAGTCGCTGCTGGTGTCGCGGATCCGCACGCCGCTCGAGCAGCCGGGCTCGTTCATCGTGCCCGACGACATCGACGAGGATTACGCCAAGCAGCTCGTCTCGGAGGTGCGCGTTGTCGATGGCGCCACGGGCAAGCCGCAGTGGGTACAGAAGTCTCGCGTCAACCACTATCTCGACTGCGAGGCGCTCGCCATGGCGATCGGCTACTCGCTAAATGTCCAGCGCATTCCCGATGGTGTGACGCGGGAACGTCAGGCGGGTGATTTCAGGACGGTGGTCGATGGCGAGGACGTCCCCGAGGCCGAAACTTTATCCGCGATAGCGGTTCCCGCCCTCGCCGCAGCGGCGGTGCCGGATCTGCGCTCGCGATTTGCAGGCTTATCGTCGCGGCTGAACAGGTGATCTGATGGGTGTGATGGACAGGTTGCGGGATTGGCTGGCGCCGTCCCGCCCAAAGTCCGTCACTGCGCCACCTGTCCGCAGCGATTTCATGCGCGGCAACCGCGGCGTGGTGTTCGGCGGCTGGCGGCCGGCGCTCCGTGATTCTGCCGATGATGTTGGATCCTCCTGGGATCTGGCGGCGGCGCGCACGATCGACCTGATCCAGAACTCGGGCTGGATGGCGGGCGCCATCGATCAGGCGGTCGCCAATACCGTGGGTACTGGGCTCCGCCTCAAGGCCATGCCGGAGAATGACCTCTTTGGCATGAGCAATGCTGATACTGAAACATGGGCGCAGACAGTCGAGCAGCGCTGGAGCCTGTGGGCCGACAAGCCCTATGAGTGCGACATTGAAGGCAGGCGGTCCTTCGGCCTCCTGCAGGCTGCTGCTTTCCGGTCGTGGTTTGCCACCGGAGAAATCTGGGCCGAGCTCCCCTGGCGGGAACGCCCCGGCGGACGTTACGGCACCAAGGTGCGGCTCGCGCCATCGCACCGCATCGTCCGCCGCAATGACAATCTGCGTGGCATGGTGCAGGGCGTGCGCATGGACGGTGACGGGTTCCCCGTCTCCTATCTGGCCACGCGCAAGGATCTGCTCAACGGATACACGCATGAATACGAGGTCGCGGCCCGTGATGCGCTGGGCCGCGTGCGCGTCATTCACATCTTTGATGGCATGCCGGGGCAGGTGCGGGGCATCAGCCCTCTCACACCGGCCCTGCAGGTCGCACGGCAGTTCGACCAGCTTTCGGATGCTACACTTACGGCGGCCATCCTGCAGACGGTGTTCGCGGCGTCCATCACTTCGGACGAGCCGACCGAGGAAGTTCTCTCAGGTCTGCTGACGCCGCAGGAACAGGCGCGGCTTTCGGCCAGCGGCATCTCGCCGTGGGATGCATATATCCAGGCGCAGTCGGGCTGGTACGACAACGCAACCATCAATCTCGGCATCAATGGGCGGATCGCCCATCTGTTTCCGGGCCAGAAGCTGGAGCTTCACCGGGCGCAGCACCCGCATTCGGATTACCGGGACTTTGCAGCGCATCTGCTGCGTGAACTCGCCCGCTGCATGGGGCTCACCTACGAAAGCGCCACGGCGGATTACACCAACGCCACCTATTCGAGCGTCCGCATGGCGAGCGGAGAAATCTTCCAGATCACGCTCTATCGCCGTGCTCATATCCTCGCCCCGTTTTGCTCTGCGATCTACGAGGCCTGGCTGGAAGAAGAAATCGCGCGGGGCGGGATTCCTTTCCCCGGTGGGCTCGACGGTTTCCTCGCCAACCGCTCGGCGGCGTCCCGCGCCATCTGGCGTGGCGTGCCGAAGCCGCAAGCAGACGATCTCAAGATGGCCAAGGCCCACGAGATATGGTGCCGTTTGGGCGTGATGACTGATGCGGCGATCGCCGAGGATCTCGGTCACGACATCGAGGACGTCTACGCCCAGCGGGCCCGCGAGAAGGCGCTGCGCGCAAACTACGGCCTGCCGGACCACCAGTATCAAGGGATCGGCAATCCCTCCGAAGACGCGACAGATGAGTCGGCCGCCACGGATCCTTCCGGGGAAAGCTCACAGCCATGACCATCATCACCGATTATGCCGATCCGTGCGCGGTGCTGCCGCGGATCCGTGAAGCCTATTACGCGCTGCTCGAGGGCAGGCGCCCGGAAGTGATCGAGTTTGACGCCGGCAATGGCGTCCGGCGCAAGGTGCAATACGGCAAGACAGATCTTGGCGCACTGCGTGCTGAGCTCTCGCGCCTCGAGGCGTTCTGCGGCCGCATCGGGGGCCTGCGCCGCCGTTACGGCCTGCGCGCAGGAGGTTTCTGATGCCCGGACAGCTTCTGCGCCTCAGCGACCGTCTGCTCAACACGCCACTGCTCATTCACCCGGCGAAAGCCCAGATCATTCTCGGCGCCTTGAGCGGCCGGATCGGTGTCGTTGCTTCTCTCTTCGAAGCCGAAGACAACCATGAACATGAGGCCAGCCGTTTTGCGGGCTCCACGAGACGCGCTGACGGAACCACCTCAATGATGCGCACCGCAGATGGCGTTGCCATCATTCCGGTGCTGGACACGTTGGTGAACCGTGGCGCCTGGCTCGACAGTCGGTCGGGGCTCACCAGTTACGAGGGGATTGCAGCCCAGTTGCGGGAGGCAGCACAAGACCCGGAGGTACGGTCGGTCCTGCTCGACATCTCCTCGCCCGGAGGCGAAGCCGCCGGCATGGCAGGTCTGGCGAATCTGATCCGTTCGGTTCGCCAGACCACGCCTGTCACGGCCTTCGTCAACGACATGGCGGCCTCTGCCGCCTATGGCATCGCCAGCGCGGCAAACGAAATCGTCATCTCGCCCACCTCGATCGTCGGTTCCATCGGCGTCGTCATGCTGCATGCGGACCGTTCCGGCGAGCTGGCGGCGCAAGGCGTGAAGCCGACGCTCATCTTCGCCGGAAACCACAAGGTCGACGGCAACCCGTTCGAACCACTCACCGACGCCGTGCGCGCCGACCTGCAGGCCAGTGTCGACGCACATTACCGCCAGTTCCTCGCCATCGTGGAGCAGGGACGGGGCCTTCGCCTCACAGCGGACATGGCGCGCGCCACCGAGGCCCGCACCTTCATCGGCACAGAAGCCGTCACCCGAGGGCTCGCCGACCGCATTGCCAGCTTCGACGAGGTGCTGGCCTCGCTCTCCGGAACCGCCCGCTTGAACGCAACCCAATCCACCCGCCCGTCCGGGCGAACCGCTCGCAAAGGAGGGATCCAGATGAGCATCGAAGACGCCGCACTTGGCCGTGAACCGCACGACAGCACCGCGAGCCCTGAGCCTGCCGCCACCCGGCAGTCGCCCATGCAGTCCACCATGCAGACCGCCCTGCAGGAGGCCGCCGCCGTGGCGCGGCTCGAGGAGCGCGCCCGCGTCTCCGCCATCCTCAATTCCGAGGCCGCGAAGGGCCGCATGGCTCAGGCCGTGGTGCTCGCCACCGAGACGGCGCTCACCGTCGCGGAGGCCACCCGGCTTCTCATGGTCTCGCCGAAGGAAACCGCGCTCGAGGCCCTGGCATCGCGCGCCGCCAGCGGGCCTGAGCTCGGGGCCGAGCCCGACACCATCAGGGCCGACCGGCAGGCCCGTGTCGTGGACGGCTGGAAGCGCGCCATCTCCAACGCCAACCGCCGCTTCGAGAAACCCTGAAGGGAGGCTGACACATGACCGTTCTCATCGAAGGCAAGCACCCGGGCGCATTCCTGCTCTCCGAGGCCACCGGCCAGCGCGCCCGTGAAAACATCACCATTGCCGCCGGCGCCGGCATCGTCGCCCCCGGCAGCGTGCTGGGCAAGGTGACCGCCACCGGAAAGTATCTGGTGAGCGCCGTGGGCGCCACCGACGGCAGCCAGACGCCGGCCGCCATCAACATCTACGGCGCCGATGCCTCCACCGCCGACGCCCAGGTCTCGGCCATCGTCCGCGACGCCGAGGTGAATGGCGCCTGCCTCACCTACCACGCCGACCGCGACCAGCCCGCCGAGAAGGCCGCGGCCAACTCAGGCCTAGCCACCCTCGGCGTCATCGTGCGCTGATTCCGAAAGGATCCATCCATGTCCATTCTCAACATCTTCGCCCAGGACGCATTCAACGTCATGCGCCTCACGGACGCCCTCCGTGAAATCTCCTACACGCCCTCCTTCGTCGGCCAGATGGGGATCTTCCAGACCCTCAGCATCGACACCCTCGACATCGCCATCGAGAAGGACAAGGCGCGCAACCGCCTGCTGGTCCAGGCCAGTCCACGCGGCGGGCCGGGCCAGACCTTCGGCCGCAGCCAGCGTTCCATGCGGATGCTGAAGATCCCCCACTTCCAGGTCGATGACGCAATCTATGCCGACGAGGTCCAGCAGGTCCGGATGTTCGGCGACGAGGTGGCGGTCGAGAGGCTGCAGCAGAAGATCGCCGACCGGGCGGCGGAAGTCTCCGAATCCTTCGCGGTGACGGAGGAATACCATCGCATCAACATCATCCGCACCGGGCAGCTACTCGACGCGGACGGGTCCGTACTGTTCGACTACTTCACCGAGTTCGGCGAGACGCCCGCCGCCGAGGTCGACTTCGATCTCGACAATGGAACGCCTGGGGAAGGTGTGCTGCGCAAGAAGTGCGCCGGCGTCATCCGCCAGATGGCCTCGATCCTCGACGGCCTGCCCTATACCGGCATAATGGCGCTGTGCGGCAACGCCTTCTTCGACGACCTCATTGCCCACAAGGAGGTGAGGGAGACCTACAAGGGCTATGCCGAGGCCGCGAGCCTGCGCAATGCCTACGTGAATGCCGGCACCTCGGGGATCTATGGCACCTTCGAGTTTGGCGGCATCACCTGGGCCAATTACCGGGGCGGCGACAATGTTGGAATTGACACCAACAAGTGTCACATGTTCCCGACGGGTGTTCCGGGGCTGTTCCGCAGCGTGTATGGCCCGGCTGACTATATCGAGACCGTCAATACGCCCGGCCAGCGCCTTTACGCCAAGCAGTGGGAGATGATGAACGGCAAGGGTGTCAATCTGGAGTTCCAGATGAACGCGCTCCACTACTGCACGCGGCCCCGCGTGCTGATCCCGGGCAAGCGGACCTGAGAAGGGGCGGGGTGATTTATGACCTCGCCCTTTGACGCTCTAGACGCGCTGGCATCTGGCGCTGCCCTGGAAGGGTTCGGCGAAAAGGCGGTGCTGATCCCGCGACGTGGCAGTCAGTATGGCCGGGCCGCAGCCGATGCCGACCGCATGGCAGCGAAGGTCAGGGGCATCTTCTCAGCCCTTGCCGCGTCCTCGGATCTCCGGGGTCAGGGCCGGGGTGGGGAGTTCACCGGTACGACGCGTGTCCTGGCGGAGCAGAGTGCTTTCTGGATTGCCGCCGCGCAGGTTGCGGAACTCGGGTTCCGGCCCGCGAAGGGGGATCTGCTCAGATTGCCTGAACGCTGTGGAAGCCCATCCTTCGCAATTGCTGCTGTCCATCCAACCAGCATGGGCGATCTCAACCTTCTTCTCGTCCGGGAGGATGTCGGAGAGTGAGTGCATGGCGGCTCCCGGGAAACTCCGGGGGGTGTTGCGGGGGCAGGGGGGCATGTTCCCGTGTGGCATATGCCCTTCACCTGTCGCCGATCAGAAAAGATTCCAGTCTGGAAGGTTTTCTGGCCTGAGCTTTTCAGCAGGAAGGATACACCGGCATGAGCCTTGCCCGTCTTGTCATGCGCATCGCCACGGCCCGCGCCCTCCACGGTGGGACGCTGGCGGAAACACGTGTCCATGACAGCGCCATCGCGCCCATCGACCAGACCATCGCCGAGGAGCGCCAGCCCATCCTGATCGTCACCACCGACGATCACGAGTTGGAGGTCACGGGACGCGACCTGTTCCACGGCAACGCATCCTGTAACCTCGTCATCGAGGCCGCCATAGCTGCGCGGGTCGAGATTGCGGGTGGAGAGAGCGTCGTCACCATCCCGCATACGGACGAGGGCATGGAGCTCGCCCTTGATCTCATGGAGCATCAGGTCATGGCGGCGCTGACGCGTGAGCGCAGCGAATGGTCGCGCGTCTGGATGAAACTGGTCCCGCGTATATCAAGAAGACTGTCGCGTCGGGGTGCCTCGGTCGAGAAGGGCGTGCGCTTTGCCGCCAGGCAGATCGTGCTCACCTGCGATCTGATCGAGCCGCCCACCGATGGCGCGGCGATCGGTGACGGCACGGCATGGGCG